CGTGGGCGAGATGTTCCTTGCTCGTGGGTATGATGTGTTCACTGACGTAACAGACCTGTCACAGGCCAACCTCGTGTGTTTTACAGGGGGTTCTGATGTAAGCCCGTACATCTACGGTGAGGAACCAAACGGTGCCCGTGGTTGTGACCCAGTTCGTGATGAAGTTGAATGCGTTCTTTACCACGCTGCAAAAGATCAGGGCATTCCCTGTGTTGGGATTTGCAGGGGTGGTCAGCTTCTAAATGTACTGAATGGTGGGTCGATGATTCAGCATTTGGGTAAGACAATCTCCGGAGATATTGAGGTCTGGAATGATTGGGGTGACGAATCTTTCGTGGTGAGGGTGGATCATCATCAGGGAATGGTCGCTTCAGAAAAGGGTGACATGAGTCTCACCTATGGTTTTCAAGAAGGTGATCCTCATTACGAAATCTGGTATCCTGAAACCAAGAGTCTGTGTGTCCAGTATCACCCTGAGTGGGGTCATGAAGGCACTGAGGCTCGTTTCTTTGAACTATTAACCCGGTATATTGGAGACTAGCATGGGGTGGAAAGAAAGCATCCATTTCGAAGAAGATGAGTCTGTAAGTGTGTGCTCTCGAATGTTCCTTTCAAGCTTCGGTGAACGAGGACCTTCGTATGAAGTCGGTGACTACACTGGCACCAAAAGTAATCATGCAAAGGACTTGGCAGAGTTCAAAACACATCTTGTCACAATTTCCAAACTCTGGGACAAACGATGGAAGGACTATGCCAAAGACGCAGGACAAAACAAATCGATGCATCGAATGGCTTTTGTTGAAGCTGTGACATGCGATTTGCAACCTAAGGCTGAGGAGTATCTTGAACAGCTTGGGTTCACAAAGATTGGTCCTTTCAAGAAGCTCAAACACCCTGATTCTGACATCACATTGTGGGTCATGGGGTGCCCTGAGTTTATGGAAGCCATCGGTTACGAAGGGGACAACAAGTGATCAGTTATTGGATTCAAACTAATAGGGGTGGGAAGGATTGGTTCGATATTGTCCCTTTCTCCCAACAGTATCTGGCTGAGTACGTCCTCCGTACAATACGAAAAACCCCTAGTGAAAAGAAGTATCGTCTGGTCAAACGGACTAACATTCGTAACGAAGAGTTCATTGGCTAATGTGTGGACTTGCAGGGGTTGCTGGCCATGGTATCCTAGGGTTTCACCTAGATGCCTTTCAAGAACTACTCTATCTCACTGCTCTACGGGGTCGTGACTCGACTGGGGTCTATGCTGTACGGTCTCGCTATGACAATGCACCATCGATCCTCAAGAAGAATATCGATGAGGCCAATGATTTCCTGAAGGACTATGCTGGTCGTCATGGGTTTCTCAACGATATGTCTTGGGATGTGATGATGGGCCATTGCCGTTGGGCAACTGTTGGCAAGATCACTGCAAAGAATGCTCATCCATTCGATGTAGGCCCATTGGTTGGTGCTCATAACGGGACACTGACGGACAAAATGTTCCTATCACCAAACAAGACCGACTCTGAGATGATGTTCGAAAGGATGGCATCTGTAGGGGTCAAGGAGACCCTTGAGGGGCTTTCTTGGTGGGATGCATATGCAGTATCCATCTGGCTCAAGGAAGAACGTAGGCTCATCCTCGCTCGGAATACATCACGTCCATTGTTCACTGCAATCTGCAAGAATAGTGATGTCATGTTCTGGGCATCTGAGGCTGAGGCATTGTTTATGATCAGTCATCGTCACAAGATGCCGGTCAGTGTCTTCAAGATGGAACCAAACAACATCTACGAAATTGATCCCGCCGAAATCAAGGCTGGTTCTGATGCACCTTGGAAGATGACTTCTGTCGAACCCAAGGTAGAGTATACGAAGATCATCAATACATCGGGTACTGCTGACATGGACGGTGTGCCATGGGGTAATGCCCTTTAAAGAGGAGCACTGAGTTGCTTAAGAATCGGTTTGACGACAAGATGTCGTGTAAGTACACTTTGCATAGCGACCTTGACACCCGTCTGAACAATACTATCTGCCGTTTGGACGGGATGCCAGTGTACGTTAAAGTGAGTAGCCCAACGGATATTACTCTCTATGAAGTTGAAAATCGCAATGCCAAGGTTGCGACTATCTCCCCTAATGACCCTCGTTTCGACATCAGTCATATGGACTTGGGTTACATGAATTGGGACATGACCAAGTTCGAAGGGCAGGGTGCCCCTAATCGAGTCGTCTATCTGCAACGTAGCCCTTCGAAGAAATACAAGCAGGGGACTTGTGGAAATCATACGACTGCCTGTGACCTCACTGGTAAGCCCAGTCATTACAGTGCGAGTGATGTGCTCTACACAAAGGGCTTTGTCGACAGCATCCTTGGGAACTTCCCCAAGTTGTCTGACCTGAAGGTTGGCCAGTTGGCATTGTCTCAGGATGTTGCTGCTGAAACCGACGAGCTTGGTCTTGTCAAGCTGTACTACAGAGGCACAGCAGTTGCCTACAAACTTCCCAATGACTCTAAGTTGCACACTCTCCGCAACGATATGTCTTGGGTAATCGATCGTTTCCTTGGAGATCTGGAATGAGTGTATACAAAGCACTACGCAGGAATGTCCAGTGGAAGCCCAAACAGGGCACCTACGGGATTGAGATTGAATGTGAAACGAAACATGCTTCAGACTACCCTGATGGTTTTCTGGAAAATCCGAGGGACCACAACAGTCGTCCTATCACGGTTTACGATACTCCAATGATCGTCGATTGGGAGGCCAACAGTGACGGCTCTCTTCGTGACTTTGGCATGGAGTTCATCCTTAAGGAACCCCTCTTCTACTTGGATGCAGTGGCAGCACTGGATGATTTCGGTGTCAAGACCAAGACTGTCAAGTTCCTTGAAGGTACCCCTTCGACTTCTGTTCATGTCCATGTGAATATGGCAGAAGAGACTCTCTTGACGATGGCAAATTTCATTGTTGCCTATGCTCTCTATGAGAACCTGTTGCTTGAGTACTCTGGTGAGTCTCGTAGGAGCAACTTGTTTGCCTTGGGTATCCGTTCTGCTGAGGGTTCGTTGCATAACATCCTCAAGCTGTTCACTGGTGCCAACGAAGGCAAGTATCAGGCCCTTGTCCACAGTGAGTCGTATGTCAAGTATGCTGCACTGAACATCGCTACGCTCGCTCGTTTCGGTTCGATTGAGATTCGTTGTTTCCGTGGCACGACAAATGTCAAGGAGATTCAGGAATGGCTCTCGATCATCAATAAGCTATACCTCTTTGCAAAGTCTCCGGGTCTAACACCAAAGCGTATGCTGTTGGAGTTCAATGCAAAGGGTGATGAGCTTCTGTCGGACATCTTCGGAGAGTATTCGGAGAAGCTTAAGTGCCTTGATTACAAGTCGATGATTGATCGCAATCTGTACTATGCCTACAAGATGGCTACTTGTGTGGACAATTGGGAAACCTTTGGTCTGGAGTTCGATAAGATTCCTGATCCGAAGCCGCGAAAGAAGAACGGCAGTGGCGTGCAGATCGGTGACATTGTTCAGGTCTCTGATTCACCAATGGTCGAACTCACTGGTACCAAGCTCTTTTACAATCCAGAGAATGGTCTGTACGAACTTAAGGTGCATAATCTGAGCAAGTATGTCTATGGTCTGTCTCTTGCACAAGCTCAGCAGGACGTAGTAAGTCATTCGGGATTGTTTGGTATTCCATTGCAGCCTATCCCCCAACCTTGGGCAAGTGCCCCTACACCAGCTTTCCATGCCAATGAAGAGGACGATATCTAATGTGTGAAATTCTATACCTTAAGGCTGGTGTGATGCCTGTTGAAGAAGAGTTCCGTAACATGTGCCACAACAACTGGCATAGCTATGGTATGGTCACTCTGATCGATGGCAAGATGGACATCAAGAAGAAGGTCCCTGCGTCTGGTGAGATCGATCCTGATGAACTCCTGAAGCTTGTTGAGGCTGACATAGCATATGATCGCTTCGTTCATGTTCGTCACAACACAGCGGGGGCTACCACCCTTGAGAACTGCCATCCATTCGATGTGTTCTATTCGAACAAGAGGCAGATCGTCTTCATGCACAACGGTACTATGTATGAATACAAGTCGGTGACTTACACTGCACAGGGAGTCAAGCAGGATGACAATCTCGGCCCGAGTGATACTCAGAACTTTACTAACCGAGTTCTTGTACCTTACCTCTCTGGTCTCGACTTCGGTAACGGTCATGGAGATATTGAGGATGAGCGTGTAATCACTCTGATCAAGAAGTTCTTCCCTGCAACTGGTAATCGTGGTCTCTTGATTAGTAGTGATCAGAAGCCACTGTTCCTAGGTGACTGGAAGAAGACTCAGGGTACCAAGGGTGAAGAGATCATCTGCGCCAACGCTGACTACTTCAAGAAGGTTATCCGTGGTCCTGAAGATACACGGAGGGTAGCCCGGCTCAAGCAGCTTGAACTCGAAGCAGCAGCGGCGAAAGGCTCGCAGGTTCAAACGAAGGGAACAGTGGGGCAGGAGGTAGTACCTTTCACCCTCTTCAACTTTCCGACACCTAACAAGCCTTCTAACAACCATGGTGTCTTCCATCTCAAGGAATCCTTGAAGGGTATCCTGAATGACTACAACATCTGGGATCGTAGCTGTGCAGTTGCTCTTGGTGCTGCTACCCATGCAGAACTCAGGGAAATTGCTTCGGTACCTGAGACTGCAGCCACACTCATGGACTGGATCTTTGCGGACTATGCAACCATGAATGAAGAACTTGAAGAAACAGAGGCCAAGCTCAAGAAGGCAACAATGCACATTGCAACGATGCAGGAAGAACTCAAGGACTTGCGTAATGCAATGTTCCCTAAGAAAGAAACGAAGGTAGGCTGAATATGGCAGTTTATAGCAGCATCACTCCCCTTGAAACTCTGGAAAAACGTCTTCTCCAAAGGGAGACGCCAGACTTTCTTGAACGGAAGCTTGAGGGACTGATCCCTGTGTTCGTCTATGGTAGCCTTCGTGAGGGTTTCCATAATCATGATGTTGTCAAGGGGAATTTCTTCCTTGGTTCAGCAGTGACATCCATTGAGAAATATGAGATGCGTGAGCCTAACCACGGGGGCTTCCCCTTGGTATTCGAAAGATCTTCAGATGCATCTTGTACGACCAAGGGTAAGATCAACGGTGAAGTCTATGTCGTTGATCCTATCACGCTTCTGAACCTTGACCAGCTTGAAGGCAACGGTCGGATGTACACTCGCAAACAGCAGTGGGTGTACCTGAAAGACCAACAGCTTGGCAACAAGACCAGCATTCGTCCAAGCATCTTCGTTTGGATGTATATGGCTCAACCCAAGTATTGGGAACACAAGGGTCATTATCAATGTGCCAACAAGGTCACTGAGGGTAAACGAGTATACGACTGGGCAGATTGTGCAACTTACAACGATCAGGGGACATGGCAGTGATCATTTACAGAGCTTTGTACATTGATGACGGTGGCCGAATAAAGAAAGACTCTTTCCACAAAACTAAAGATGGAGCTATTCACAAGACTTGGGAGTGGGAGCCAAAAGAATTTGAGCATTCCTACTTCACAACGGTAAAAAAGGTCAAGGTCGATGACTAAAATGGCTCGTATTTGGTCTTACAACAAGGAATCCGAGGGGGCTAAGAACCTCTCGGAAGCTCTTGGAGTCAAGAGACTCAAGCATCAGGGTAGCACATGGAAACCTGCAGGTAAGACTGTGATCAACTGGGGTTCTTCTCAATTGCCTGCAGGACTTCTGAGCGCAGCGAAGATACTCAACAATCCTGTGTCTATCAAAGTCAACTGTGACAAATTGGCTTTCTTCAAGCGTATGCCAGAATTTCTGATCCCTGAGTGGACAGATGACGTGTCAATAGCCTCTGGTTGGCTCACAGAGGGCCATACAGTGGTTTCTCGTGCAATTCTGAATGGACATAGCGGGGAAGGCATTACGCTCACTGACAGTACCTCTACGGCTCCTTTGCCAGAAGCACCTCTGTATACCAAGTATTTCAAGAAGAAGGAAGAGTATCGAGTTCATATCGTCAATGGTGAGATCATTGATGTTCAACAGAAGAAACGAAAGACTGAAGTTGCAGACGATTCTGTAAATTGGAAGATCCGTAATCTTGCTGGCGGTTTCATCTATGCGAGGGATGGCGTTGAGCCGCCTGAACAGGTGAAGGATGTAGCCCTTCAGGTTCACAGTTGCACTGGACTAGACTTTGGTGCCTACGATATCATTTTCAATGCAACTGCACAGAAAGCTATTTGCTTGGAAGTGAACTGTGCTCCGGGGATTACAGGGACAACAGTAGAGAACTATTCCCTTGCACTCAAGAAGCTTCTTGAGGAAATTGCTTGACATTGAAACAGAATGATGTTAGACATAACTCTAAAGGTGCAATGATTATGCCAATTGCACTAGTTCTCTCCGCAATTATTTATCTCTTCTGTCAACTTAGTGCTTGACAATTGGTAAAAAGTATGCTACGCATGCGTGTTAATAGTATTACTTATAGTAATTACTAATAGTAGTTCTATAAGTTTCCCTTTAAGTTTTTCTAATACCTAAGTTATACAAATAGTAAAGCTTATGGTATTCCCTTAGTAAGAAAGTAGAGCAAATGCGTTGTGTTATCTGTGACACCGAATCGAATGGCCTATCAAACTTTCGTCCTGATGGGCGAGTTGCACACACCTACCACAGTAAGTCCAATGGCGATTATCTCTGTGACGAATGTAATACATGGGAAGATGAGGTCATGTCTGACTTCTATGATTCCGATCTAGTCAACGAAGAAGATGATGGAGCTTTTGAAAATGCCGAGTAGTTTTTCGAGACTTGAAAAATGGTCTGTAGATGAACTCGATAATGCAATTTGGGGTCGTCTGTACAATGACTGGACTGGAAACTATTACGAAGGTGAATTTGTGAAGGTCTCTGGTATCAGCAATGACCTTTCTAAGATCAAAGCAGGGGACACAGTTTACACGTACACTTCTTCGGCTTGGATACTAGGTGAAAAGTATGACCCGGAGGTACATGGTCTATGAAGAAGTTTCGTTTGTGGAAAGATGGAGTCTATTGGCGAGTAGACTATCAGAAAAATGGTTGGAACGATTGGTACATTGAAAAATTGTTTTTCTACAAGTGGACCGCCAAGCGTTATATCAAGAATGAACTCGAAAAAATCAATTCCACTCCTGAATATGAATATTATCCATGAGTATCGTAGCCCTTCGTGAAGTCCTGACTATCCAGATGAGACAGCTAGACGTTCAGCAGTTGCTCATCCTCCAGAAAGAGCTGAACATGGAAATCAACCGCCGTATGGCAGAGGTAGTAGACCTATGAAAACAGTACTCGTACGATTTAACCGCAGTGGTCCTCAGTATGGTGTTCCGAAGGATTACGAATATTATATCCCAGATGATCTCGTTCTTGTCGAAGGTGACTCGGTTGTAGTCGATAGCCCAATCGATGGCTACACTGTGACCAAGGTAGTCTCCACTAAGCTTCAGGGTAAGGCATCCAAGTCTATCGTCTGCAAGGTCGATGATGTTGCATACAAGGCTCGTATCGAAGCTGACAAGGAGCGGGCAGCAATCTTCAAGGAACTCGAAAAGATTTCCAAGCAGGTTGAAGAATCGACCAAGTATCAGTATCTCGCCAAGATGTCCCCTGCAGCCGCTGAGTTGCTGCGTAAGTTGGAGTCCCTCTAATGATCAAGAAACTTCTTATTACTGCAGGACTATTCCTATCACTAGCCGCACCTACCCTTGCCCTTGAGTGTAAGCAGGGTGAAGCACCACTTGCAACTCTTATGACTGAGTCAGCAGCCACCCCTGATATCAAGACGATCACAATCAATGGTGATTATGTAGCTCCCCTCAAAGAGATCGTCAAGGGTCTCAGCAATGGTCAGGAACCTGTAGACTTCGATACCAATACCTTCGTTGTCAAGAAGGGTGCCGCTCAGGTACTTGTTGTCCTTTCCAAGGATGGATGTATCTTCTCTGTAGGCACACTGACCAACGAGATGTTCAAAATGATCATGACAGCCTTGAAGGGTATGTGATGGAACACAAATGGACGCAAATTGCTTGGATATTCTTTTTCATCTCGATCTCTAGTTGTACTGCTGTGACAAATATGCATGGCTGTAATATTTATGGGTGTTGGTAATGAGTGATGGTGGTTGGGTATTCCTTTGGGGAATGCTATTGACATTCTTTGTAACTAATTGCATTTGGGTTAGTGTAGTTTATCACTTGGCTAATCGATGAACAAGTTTCTGACAGTTGTATTGCTTGTGACTGCAGCATGGGTTGGTGGATCTATCGTACTATCCCTGATACACTCTCAGCAGGCCACAGAAGCCCACCAGTGAGCATCAGGGGTATCTCTGGTACAATCTACCATTAAACAGTGAACCGCTTAACAGGAGGCTTCTATGAGAGCTTATGGTATGAATAGCCGGAGAGATTCTCCTTGTTGTTGTCCGGGTCACGATAAATTCTCTTTGGAAACTTATAACAACAATCGTTCCAAACGTGCTCAAACTCGTGATACTAAAGTTCTTCATAGACGTGGACGTAGGGTAGACAAACTCAAACTTCAAAAGGAACTGAATGAGTCGTAAGTTTGAAGAGATGGGACTACCCTGTCCCTGTGGTCAGTCAAGTGACGCATATGCAATTGATTACAGTGGACGGGGATTTTGCTTTAGTTGTGGTAAACCAGTTCAACAGGAGAAAGAAATAGAAGAGACGACAGAAGTTTTGGAAACCCCATTCGTAGGGGAGACAGTGGACTATGTACTCAAGGCTCATCGTGGACTCTCCCGAAGTACCGTTGAGTTTTACAACATCACAACAAAGGTAGTAGACGGCAATGACTATGCCTACGGATTTGTCTACCCCAATGGTGCCACCAAAGTTAAAAGAATTGGGGACGTACCTCGAAAGGAACGATATAAGTGGTCAGGAGAAGCAAACGCTGCTGGCCTCTTTGGTAAAGATCTGTTTGCTGCAGGGTCCAAAAAGTCTATCACAATTACGGAAGGAGAACACGATGCACCGTCTTTCTACGAGATCTCCGGTGGGTCCACGGCTTCCGTAAGCGTACAGTCATCCTCCACTGCTCTCCGAGACATTGACCTCGAACGAGACTATGTAAATAGCTTCGATAAGATCATCCTTGCATTCGATAACGATGAGGCTGGTCAGGCAGCAACCAAGAAGGTCATGGCGTCTGGTCTCTTCGACTTCAACAAGATGTACTATGTTCCATTCACCAAACACAAGGATGCTAATGCCTATCTTCAGGCAGGCGACATCAATGATCTTGTAAGGGACTGGAAGGCAGCCAAGAAGTACACACCTGATAACATCATTAGCACCTTTGACGAGATCCGTAATGCGCTCTCAGAGGCTCGTGAGGATGAGATTGGTACCTACCCTACCCAGAAGCTAAATGAGATGCTCTACGGGTTCCACAGGGGTCAGGTAGTGGTGTTTAAAGCTCAGTCAGGTATCGGTAAGACTGAAGTGTTCCGAATGTGTGAACATCATCTTTTGAAAACTACCACTTGTAAGCTTGGTCTAATTCACATGGAGGAAGACAAGTCTACTACAATCAAAGGAGTTGCAACCTATGAATTGGGCATACCTTGTGCGCTACCTGATACTGGGGTGTCCGAAGAAACAATTCTCTCGGCATATTCTTCTGCAGTTAGCGGGCAAGAAGATAGAGTCTTTCTTTACACTATGTTCGGTGGCGATGATCCTAACGATGTCCTCGATAGTATTCGTTTTCTTGTTAGTAGTGGTGGCGTTGACATTGTATTCCTTGATCATATTACTATGCTCGTTACTGGTGTAGAGGAAGGCGATGAGCGACGTAAGCTAGACTATATGTCTACCAAGCTTAAGAAGATGTGCAAGGAGCTTAAGTTCTGTCTGTGTATGATCACTCATGTGAATGATGATGGTCAGACCCGTGGTTCCCGTAACATTGAGAAGATTGCAGACGTTATGATCGATCTTAGCCGTGATAAGCTTGCAGATGACGAGTACGAAAAGAATACGACTTACATCACAGTTGAGAAAAATCGTATGACTGGTCGTACTGGTAAGGCAGGTAAATTGTATTTCAATAGTTCTACATTCAAACTTGAGGAGATTCCGTCTTGACAACTATTGTAACCATTAATGGCATCCGCTATTTCAAAGTTACCCCACCATGGATTAATGGATATCGTCCTGTGACGACTTACAAGGAAATTCTCTGACAGACATTCTCGGTAAAAGAGTACAGATCACCAAGGGTAAGAAGAGTCATCCTTGGAGGAACAGACTAAGAGGATTCTACGGATTGCATGGGATTGTCATTGAGATCAGATTGGTGACACCCTCTAGTGCAGTTCCTGATGGGTCACTCTACAAGGTTAAGTTCGGACACAATAAAGAATCTGAATTTACAATAAATGAACTTAGGGTATTGACATCCCAGTAAAATGATGTTAGACCTATTATATAGGAGAGTGAGAAATGGCAGACATCTGGGTTATCAGTGATACCCATTTCAATCATCAAAATATTATTCAGTACTGTGGACGACCCTTTGCTAACCCAGACCTTATGAATGAGTTCATGGTTGACAAGTGGAACTCTGTAGTCAAGCCACAGGATAAAGTCTATCATCTAGGTGACGTCTACATGGGCGGTGGTTATTCCAAGGAAGATACCACTCGACTGCTCTCAAGTCTTAATGGCAAGAAGCGGTTGATCCTAGGTAATCATGACAATGGCAAAGATCAGATCCTGCAGAGATGCTTTGAGAAGATCGATATGTGGCGGATGTTTACAGAGTTTGGACTTCTGTTGACTCATGTCCCTGTCCATGAAAGTGCCCTAGTCAAGGGGTCACGATCTGGTCAAGATCGTAGTCTAGTGAATGTACATGGCCATATTCATGATAACCCAAGTCCAGAGGGTCCATATCGCTGCGTGTGTGTTGAGCATATTGATTACACACCAATTAACATTGAGGAATTGAGGGTTGTATAATTGTTTGGATGTGTATTTGATGTTGAGGCAGATGGACTAGACCCCACTAAAATCTATGTCATGTCAGCGACAACTGATGGTGAGACAATTGGTTCTACACCAGACTACAGTGACATGCAGAAGCTCCTTAGTGAGCAAGAAGTCTTAGTAGGACATAACATAGCCCGATGGGACATACCAGCACTAGAGAGGCTCCTAGAGGTCAAGATACCTGAGGATACACTGATTGTCGACACCTTGGCATTGAGTTGGTATCTGTCACCCACCAGACCTAAGCATGGTCTTGAGAGTTATGGTGATGAGTTTGGTATCCCTAAACCTGAGATCGACGACTGGCATAACCTAACCTATGATGAATACAAACACAGGTGTACAGAAGATGTCAAGATCAACACTAGACTATGGCAAGAGCAGTATGCACACTTACTTGAGTTATACGGCACTCATGAAGAGGTCGTCAGATTTCTTAGATATCTTGCATTCAAAATGGACTGTGCCAGAGAACAGGAACGGTCACGATGGAAGCTTGATGTCGAAGCCACCACAACATCCCTAGACAAACTCTTAAAGATTGAAGAGGAAAAGCTTCATGAGCTCAGAACGATCATGCCTCCTGTCCCGATTAGAGAAGTTAGAAACCCGCCGGCAAAACCATATCGAAAGGATGGAACTTGGAGCAGTGCCGGTCTTCAATGGAAGGGACTTCTCAATGATCAAGGACTCCCCCCAGATCACATGGGTTCTGTCGGATATATTAAAGGATATGACGAACCAAATCCAGGATCTCATCAACAAATTAAACGATGGCTCTTTGACCTAGGTTGGGTTCCTGTAACATTCAAAACCAACAAGAAGAAACAAGAAGTCCCTCAGATCAACAAGTCTAAGCAAGATGGTGGTGGTCTGTGTGACTCAGTAAAGGATTTGTATGATAAAGAACCTAATCTACATGTTCTGGACAACCTTTTTGTCGTACAGCATCGGATTGGTATTCTGCGTGGCTTTCTCGACTCTGTATCTGAGGATGGGTATGTAGTTGCAAAGATCCAAGGTCTAACGAATACTCTTCGTTTCAAGCATGCAGAAGTTGTCAACCTACCTAAGATTGACGCTGCATATGGTGAGGATGTTCGAGGGGCACTGATTGCTGATGAAGGCATGGAGCTGTGTGGATCAGATATGTCAAGCCTTGAGGATCGTCTCAAGCAACACTTCTGTTTCAAGTACGATCCTGAGTTCGTGAGAGAAATGATGATCCCCGGATTTGACCCTCATCTCGACTTGGCTCAGTCTGCAGGTAAACTGTCCAAGAAGACCGTAGAAGACTATAAGAACAATGTCTACACTGCAATCACTAAGACAATTCGAGGTATCTTCAAGAATGGTAACTATGCATGTCAATATGGCGCATGGCCTCCGAAGATCGCCAAGACTTGTGGTATCACACTAAAGGAAGCTCAAGTAGTATTCGATGCGTATTGGAAGAGAAACTGGTCAATTAAAGCTGTCGCAGACTCGTGCAAAGTTAAGACTGTACGGTCATCTCAATGGCTCTTTAACCCCATTAGTAAATTCTGGTACTCCCTTAGATCGGAGAAGGATCGTTTTAGCACTCTTGTACAAGGATCAGGAGTCTTTTGTTTCGATACTTGGGTCGCGGTTATTCGAAGAGATCGTCCACAAATTACAGGACAGTTTCACGACGAAGTAATCCTAGAGGTTAAGCAGGGTCACAGAGAGGAAATCACCGAGTGGCTTAAGGGGACTATCAAGGAAGTTAATGACATACTAAAACTCAACAGAGAACTAGACATAGGGATAGATTTTGGGAACCGTTATTCAGAAATTCACTAATTGGTTTAAGACTGAAGAGACACAGTGGCGTGGTACAATGTGGTTGTATCGTATCTCTGCAGTTGCAGTCTTAGTTCTTGCTACACTCAATTACATCAACAAAGGTATTTAATATATGACTAATTTGATTCTGACTGGTAAGGCATACTGGGCTCGTGTATATGAAGGTAATCATGACGAGTTTGGTGGTAAGGAGTTCTATAAGATCACAGTTGCACTGGATAATGAGTCTTGGTCCAAGTACTCGACAAGTGGTCTCGGTCTGAAGCCTAAGGCCGTCTCTACAGACGATGAGACACTTGGTATTACCTTCCGTCGTGATGTCCATGCAAAGAGTGGTGTTGGTAAGAACGGTAAGCCTTGGTCGCTTGGTGGTGGTCCTCCTCTAGTCATTGATGAAGATGGCAATGAGATGGACGATTTGATTGGTAACGGTTCCTTGGTTCAGGTTAAGATCGATACATACAAGGTTGCCAATGGTCCTATGAAGGGTAAGTCGGGTCATCGACTTGAAGCTGTTAAGGTTCTTGAGCTGGTCTCTTATGAACCACCTGAGGATGATGCAGAAGACGAAGTAGTTGTTGAAGAAGCTAAGCCTACTACAAAGTCATCGAGTGTAAAGAAGGGATTGCCGTTCTAATGACTATTTGTGCAGTTATACATTACTCAGACGGTGCTCAGGCATTTTTTAAATCATATGAGTCAGCCAAGCTATATCTCAAAAGCTGTGTAGAGCAGGGGTTGGGTGAAGACGTTGATTATTACATAAGCACAGGGACTCTTCGGGATTGAATAAATCAATTGAAACACTTGTCGAAGACATTCATGAAGTACTCCTAAACGGCTCAGAGAACGTCACCACTGAGCTTTGTGATGAGTATGGACATAAATTTGCAGAGCTACTCAAGTCTCGCTTCGGAGCACCCCGGGAGGTTAAACGGGGTACTCTGAGAATGAGTAACATCGGCAGCCCATGTGAACGTAAGCTCTATTATTCTGTAAATACTCCAGAGGATGGGGAAGAACTTCCAGCATCTACCATCTTCAAGTTTAGCTTTGGCGACACTATTGAATTGCTGTTGCTATTCCTATCACAAGCAGCGGGGCATTCAGTTGAGGGCACTCAGGACACCCAAGAAATCGAAGGTATCAAAGGCCACAGGGATGCGGTTATTGATGGTGTCATCATCGATGTCAAATCGGCCTCTACTTACTCATACCAGAAGTTTGCAAGTGGCACGCTGGAACAAGGCAATGATGCGTTTGGATACATTGATCAGCTTCAATCGTATCTATATGCTGGGCAGTCCGACCCTAAAGTCATTGACAAAAGTCGTGCCGGATTCTTGGTGGCCGATAAAACACTGGGACACATCTGCCTAGATATTCATGAAAAGAAAAGCATTCCTTATGATCTCATCTACAAGCACAAAAAGGAAATGGTTGCAGCCCCTAATGAACCACCAAGGGGTTTCACAGCAGTCCCTGACGGTAAGTCCGGTAATGAGAAACTTGGAGTCAACTGCAGTTATTGTGACTTCAAAGACAAATGCTGGCCGGGCCTTCAGACGTACATCTATTCAACAGGACCTAGGTATTTGACCAAGGTAGTCCGTGAACCAAAGGTAGAACAACATGGTTGATCATTACGGAACTTACGATCCGTGGGAAGATATTGATGAAGAGTTGGCACGTAAGTGCAGAGAGTCTGGAGGATTTGTCATGAGGACTGGTACACTGGATCTAGGAACTGGCCTTCACAAAGGTGATGGATTGCAGTACGTAATGTTCACGGAGGAGCCAAGAGTTGACCAAGCTTAAGGGTACAAAACTGTGGGGACTGCAGAAGGGCAATCCCGTGGAATGGCACAATGGGCATATCAAGGGAACTGGTACTGTGGTCAAACCAATCTTTGAAACCCCATACGACATTGTAAATGGCTGCCCTCGTTACGGGTACATGCCGGATGCATACCAAGTACTTGATGACGCTACTGGGATTGTATCTACATTCCTTCTGAAAGATCTTGCAGTCGCAGAAAAGGGTTACCGATGACCAAGCTTAATAAACTCTACCACGAACTATTCGATGCACAGATGAGGAAAGATTGGAAATCAGTTAATGCGATTCAGGAAGCGATCCGCGAAGAAGAAACCCTTCAAGGGAACGAAAGTCGGAACGAAGACTATCAAGAACGAGTTCGAGGAACAGACCTATTCGATGTTGTTGGACAGGTGCCCCCAAGTCGAGTACGAGTCGCAAAAGCTTGAATATACACTCTCCTACAATTACATCCCTGATTTCCGAGTTACTACAGCAAGTGGAAAATCCTTTTTCATTGAAACAAAAGGAAATGGGCGTAGTTGGAGCCCCTCCGTTCGAAAAAAAATGGCAGCAATCCGAACACTGTACCCAGACCTTGACCTCAGGTTCCTATTTTATACCGATGGAGAATTTGGAACTAAACGTAAAGATGGTAGCAGAGCATCACAATCAGAGTGGGCTACTAAACACGGATATCAATATGCAATTAAGCATCTCCCAGAAAGTTGGCTAGTTTGACAAATATCATCACGAGTAAACAACCACAGATCCATCTAGTCATCCCTGATCCACATGCTCACCCTGAGTACAACAATGATCGTGCAGACTGGCTAGGGAAGCTAATCCTTGATCTTAAGCCTGATACAGTCATCAACCTAGGTGACATGTGGGATATGCCCTCGATGGCAGGCTATGACAAGGGCAAGAAGTCTTTCTGGGGTAAGACCTACAAGAAGGATATTGACTCTGGCCTAGACTTCGATGAACGTCTCTGGGATGCAGTCAAGAAGGCCAAGAAGAAGCGTCCACGGGCAATCTTCTGTGAAGGGAACCATGAGTTTCGACTGAAGCGTGCTATTGATATGCAGCCTGAGCTTGAAGGAACCATTGGGTTTGATCAGTTCGACTTGAAAAGGAACTACGATGATGTGGTCGAATATGAAGGTAACACTCCCGGAACTATTAAGGTCGATGGTGTTAATTACGGGCACTTCTTTGTTAGTGGCGTTATGGGTCGTCCTATCGGTGGAGAGCATCCAGCATATTCTCTCATTACGAAAGAATTTGAGTCCTGCACATGCGGTCATATTCATATATCCGATTATTCAATTCGGACTAATGTGGCTGGTAAGCGCATCATGGGTTTGGTGGCTGGAGTATATCAGGACTACAACTCGGGATGGGCAGGCGAAGTGAACAAGCTTTGGTGGCGTGGTGTCATCATTAAGCGTCAGGTAGAAGATGGTTCTTACAGCCCACAGTGGGTTTCAATTGAAGAACTGAAAAGGCATTACGGCTAATATGCCTAAACTAATTATAGACGAGTTTACAGATAGAACAGATTTGAGTCCTTCTCAGAAGTGGGCCAAGAGAAACCCAGAGAAACACGAGGCTAATAACAAATCTGAACATAGAGTAACCTATAAGAAAAATTACAGAGTCAAAAATCGAGAAGAACTAAACGGATACAGGAGAGAGTGGATCGAACAAAGACCGGGTAAAGAAAAAGATTATTACCTAAAATCTTTGTATGGAATCAGTCTTGAAGAATATAACAAAATCCTAGAGAACCAAGGTGGTGTATGTGCAATTTGTGAAAAACTTAATGACAAAATGCATGTAGACCATTGCCATGAGACTGGGGCTGTTAGGGGTATCCTTTGTATGCCGTGCAACACGTCACTCGGTATTTTCGGAGACAATGTTATTGGTATAAAGAAAGTACTAGAATACCTAGAGAAGAGTAATTAAATGAACAAAGACCTTAAGAATCAGATTAACACAGTAGTGTCTATGGCACTAGAGGATGAGTCCTTCGAAGACTATCTGGAACGATTTGATCTGACACCTCAGGAGGTATTTCTATTCCTTTACGAAGGTGGTCATATCGACACAGAACAGTTCGAACAGGTGCTTACAGAAGAGGAATAAACCATAATTTATCAATATAACAAAAAGAAAAGAGGCTAAATTATGTTCTACACAGTAATTACAAAAGAAACATTCGACAGGGTAATGACACTCTTCTTCAGAAACCTAGGACTATTAGATGGTCAAGCTCAACTTAAAGTCAATGAACTTAACATTCAGGGGGAAGAGGTTGTGATCGAGGCAGAGGTAGAATCGGAGACACTTCAATAATGGCTAAACGAGTATACAAGAAGGGTGCTGCTGGTTCTGAGTATGATGCGTACCAAGGGAAGCCCGAGCAGATTGCCCGAAGGGCACAGCGTAATGCAGCAAGAGCAGCCGCAGTGAAGTCTGGTAAGGCATCCCCCGGTGACGGTAAGGAAGTCGATCATCTTGGATCTAACAGGACTGGAAAACTCAATAACAAACGAACAAAAGTTGTATCCAAAGCAGCCAATCGAAAACGACAGCCCAAGCGAGATGGCTCCCAAGACTGAGATCAAGTGGGTCAAGGGCCGACTTACTTATGATGAACATATGAAATTGATTGAGGCAGGGTATGATTTCAGATCAAGAAATTAAAGACTTCCAAGGCAAATACCTAGGAGACATCATTCAGGAACTCCAGTTTGAGGTAGGGCTACTACGAGAGTGGTTTCGAAGTGACTTCCCAGAGTCTGACCTCAAGGTAGTTGTTGATGCAGACAATATCACTCGAACCCTTAGCATCACTACTAGCGTCCTTATGGGTGAGGAGATGGTGGACAATCGAGGGTTCTTCAAGAATACTCTAGTGCTTCAAGAAAAAGAAATCATCAATCCTCTGTTCATGCGAGGGTTCTTTAAGGAGTTCAATAATGGGTATCGTAAACAAATATCTGAAGCCGTTAATCGACACTATATGGCAGAGTCTCAAAAAAACTTGGGCTAATGGTGCCATCCTCTGGCTGTGGCTTGCAGTAGCGATTGTCCTTAGCTGCATCTTTAGTGGATGTACTTCACGAGAAGATCGCTATTGGGCTCAAGTTACTCCTCATATTAAGAAAGAGCTTAATGGACATTAATGTAGGAACAAAAGTCTATAAAATCTCTGGGGAATATCAAGGTCCCGGAATTGTAAAGGCTATAATTACCAAGGATGACGGAAGCCTGCGGTATTTAGTAGGTCACACTATTGAGGGTGGAAAAGGCCAATTTCTCCACATATACTCAAGGAATAACATCGAGGTAATTTAATGAAAGACCTACGATCAATCTATATTATTGGGTCTCTCCGTAATGAGAAGATCCTTGAAGTTGATAAAGCACTAACCAATATTGGACTTGAAACATTTTCAGACTGGTATTCAGCAGGCAGAGATGCAGATGATTACCTACGAGATTATTATCGTAAAAAGAATTTATCATACAGTGAGGTATTAGCCAGTTATTCAGCGCAACATATATTCGGATTTGACAAGTTACATCTCAACCGCTGCGATAGTGCTATTCTGGTGCTTCCTGCTGGCAAGTCTGGGCACCTTGAGTTGGGATATGCTACAGGGCTTGGTAAACCTACTTACATCCTAATGGATGAGGAACCTGAGCGTGTTGATATCATGCACAACTTTGCAACTAAAGTCTTTATGAACGATGGAGATATGATTGACTACTTTCAGTCAAGCCGAGGCAGCACAAGCAGTATACAAGAAGAAACAGGAAGCTCTGGAGATCGACAAGAACCTGTACATCGAAACCCCCTACACGACAACAGTGTCTGGTCAGAATGGGTCAGCAGGGTCAACGGGGCGTAAAGACGACTCTGGTAAAATTCAGGCTGCAATAATCTTTGAAGATTTTCCACTAGCCCTTCGGGAGCTAATGAAAGTAGCCACATTCGGTGCTCAGAAATATTCACGAGCAGGGTGGAAGACAGTACCAGATAAAGAAACTCGCTATAGTGATGCCAAGGTTCGACATCAGATTGACTCCACACAGGAAGATAATGATGAAGAGTCTGGTTGTGATCATCTTGCACATGAAGCATGGAATACACTAGCACTACTGCAAATGAAATTGGAGAAGAAAACAAGTGAATAAAGTACTTAGAGAAATCGAAGTTGAAGTAAACGGTGCATTGTCTAAGCTCCCTGAAGGATACGAGGACAAGAACACACAGAATGACTACATTGCTTATGCCACAGCTTACCTCGGGCGAGCAGCTCATGGAGTTTTTCGAAATGAACGAGAGGAGCTGGACTCAAGAGATTTCTTGGTAAAGGCTGCTGGTATCCTAGTCTCAGCAATCGTAGCTTACGATAAACGATAAGACAAAAAGAAACCCCGGCGTCCTTAGGCTCATCACCTTTGGATACCGGGGTTTTTCTTATTTTCCAGCTACTATAGTTTCACGTCCTACTTTGAACCCTTCGACTCGTTCCATAGCATTTAGCATACGGACACGTTGCTCTTGAGTCAACTCAGAGACAGGAGTGTCAGCAGAAACGCCAACAGCTCTTGCTACAGCATTTGTGTAGGCATTGGTATTGTTCTCAAATGGAGGGGCATATCTATCGATAGCTCCTGCAATTGTCTTGCTACGATATCCGGGGCTCTCGAAGAGGAGTTTAGCTTTTGCTTCTCTTCCAGCTTCATAGCTTGGGAATACGGCAAACCTACCGTCACTCCCTACGGCACCAGCGCTTTTGGCAAACTTACCGTACTCAATGTTACCGGGGTTATTATTCCTCCAGTTACGAGCACCAGTCCTACGTACTACAGAACCGTCAGACTGTCGAGTTTCTGTGTAACCCGGACCTGCTCTCAGAACTGCATCGAAGGGGCTAGACTGAGTGTTATCTCCTGTGGAAGCGTACGCTAGAGCACCACCAATGTTTTCTCCTTCAGGCATTTCCCAAGAAACATCCTCTGAATCATCAGTGTTGGTTGCACCTACGTCTTCCCAAGTGCCGGTTTGATTAGGATCAGTCTTGGTTTTCCTATCACCTTCAGTCTCATTGGCTCCAGCACCAAGGGCACCTAGAGCATCATTGATGTACCAGTAGAAGCCTTCCTTATGTTCTCCCTGTAGGTTGAGAGCAAGGTTCTTGGCAAGCTGTTGTACACCTTCAGTCTCGTCACCACCATTAGCTTCAATGATTGGAGCCATAGTCGTCAGAGCCTGATTGAACGCATCTACACCCTTGACAAGTTCACCCTTCCAAAGGTTCTGATCTCCACGCTGGAAGAATCCCTGATTACCGAGAGCTTCCTTGTTGACCTGAACAACCAGTCGATTTTTCTCAGGATCGTAATTGACACGAGCATACTTATTCCACTCGATAGCTTCATTGAGTGTTGAGCCAGCTCGACGGAACTCTGGGATCTGCTGAAACTTATCCATAGCAGCAGCAGTGTATGTCCTTATAGCTTCAGCATCGCCTAGTGCAGCAATCTGCTTAGTGATTGTAGGATTGAACATCTTATTGTACAGACGAGCTCTCTGGGATAGACCCTTAGAACCTGTACTGTCATCGACTACCTTCCACACTGCATCCAGATCGTCACTGTAGACATTCTGTACAGTTTGCTTGACGATAGCAGGGTCAGCAGTAGGAGCTGCAATAACAGCAGTTGCACTGTCCAATACAGAAGAAAGAAGTTGTTCTTTTTCCTTGCCAGTCTTACCTGAGGCACCAGTGACACCCTCAACTACCTTACTCATAGTCATCTGACCACCAGTGACAGCAGAACTGAAGTCCTTACCAAGAGTCTTGTTGAGGAAGCTCATGCCACCCCCAGACTTCTCGTAGACTTTATCAATCAGTGTATCCGCACCAACCTGACTTACATTCTTAATTGCACCAGCAACAAGGATCTCTGGGAATTTCTCGTAGATATCAGCAGTAGCCTGATCAGTCAATGCCTTGTTACGAGCAGCAATCTGTGCAGCACCACTAAGGTTATCAGAAGTGATCATAGCCTCCATCTCATCTAGAGGAGTCAAGGCATTCTTTACTTCTTCATTGATTTCAGCAGCAGTGAAGTTGGAACCCCAAGCAGCATTGGCACTCCGCTTCCGGATGTCACCAGTTGCAGAAGCTCTGATCTGAGCGATAACTCCAATCAATCCTTCCTTCTCATTCTGGTCTACCTTACCATCCGCCAGAGCCTTGGTCATCATAGACTGGACATTAGGCTGATCAATGCCAGCAGCTTCTGAACCACCCACGATATAGCCATTGACCACAGTGCTAAACAACTTACCGACCTGAGGCTTAGCCACGGCCTTGTCTGCAGACTGAAGCTTGACAGTATCTTCTGCAATACGGGTACGACCCTGATACTGAGATACCTGAGACCTGATATTAGCCTTAGCTTCCTCACTGGCATACTTCTCCTGATTGGTAAAGTAATCAGGGAACAGGACGCCAAGGACCTCAGAATTTTCTTTCTGTGAAGTCCACTGATCCCACTTGTTAGCACCAGTTGCAAGAGCCTGTTCAGTGTTCTGGATATTCTGGAACAGAGCATCACGATAGGCATTGGCAGGGCGGGTACCAGTTACATTCTGTACAATCTCATCAACCTGCTTCTCATATCCGGGATACCTTGTACGGAGTCCCTTGAGTGTTGCAGACAGACGACTGTAGTAATATTCCTGAGTTACCTTGCCCTGCATCTGAGCCATAGCCAACTTCTGCAGTCCACCAGCACTCCGAGTGAGTTCGGCAGGTACAGTATCATTGGTCAAGTTCATTTCATCGTTCGTAGATTCAAACCCGTAACGAGCTTCATCTTCGATCTTGTTCTGGACAAAGGTGTCTGCAGTTGACACACCAGCATTAACTGCATCACCAATGCCCGAGAAGAGAGCTTCGAATGACTGATTAGGTCCAGTACCTCTGGAATCCCCTAGGTTACTCTGAAGTTGGGTATCGGAGACTTGAGCATTTGGATTAAATTCAGCCAATTCGATTATTCCTCTGTATTGAACAAGTTGTACTTGCGATTCCACTTTTCGAGATTGTTCTTGATGTTCTCGTCAAATGGTGCTTCGTTAAAGTAACGACGATTGATTTGGTTTACTTCAGTTGGTGTAAGGTCATAGGCGATCTTAGCTGTGTCCCTACGCTTGGCATAGATACGGTAACTGTCTTCATCACCAGCAACAAGGGCACGAATAGCCTTACGATGACTATCTTCGTATTCCTTCATGCCAGTCTGTCGAGCAGCTTTCATATCCTTGAGAGCACTAGCCGAGGCAAATGTCTCAGCAACTCGGTCAGGACTGGTACCTAGGATGCTCTGTAGAACAGCCTCAGTCTGATTAACATCAGTGATGTAGGTTCCCTTGCGAGACAGATACTTCCCTGTGTTCAGGGCCACATAGGTCTTAGCAAAGTTATCCACTGTACTGATGTTACGAGCAAATGACAATAGGTCATCACCAGTAACATTACCATCCTTGAAGCCATAGCCATAGGCCAAGTTAGCTAAGGTGGCACCTGATCCGATAAGGTCTCCTATCACAC